TTTTTCACCTCCCAGTGAATTTTGTTTAACGATAGAGGTCAGCGGTATTGAGGAAACGCCCGCCCCACATCGATCCTTTTTTTATTTTATTTCCCTGCACGACCCCGCCGAGGTCGCCAGACTTACGGATAGCGGTGTCATCTTCAACTGCATCGACACGCTTTCCAAACTCTTCTACATTGCTTTTTACTGTTGTAACTTCCTCTGTTACTTTTGCAACGCTCTTTGTTAATTCGGCAAGTTGTTCATTAATTGATTTTACAGTGGCTGCTAAATCTCCAACTGCTGCGGTAACGGACTTGCTAATTTCTTCTACAGAAACTTTAACTGTTTGTACAGCCTTTGCCAAGTCATCATCTTTGCTTTCTACAGCAGGAGTTTGGGCTTTTTCAACATCTGCTGGTGCGTCTTCTGCTGGAGCATCTTCTGCAGGAGCAACTGGTGCTACTACTTCTTCTGCTGGAGCATCTTCTGCTACTGCATCTGCTGGTGCATCTGCTGGAGCATCTGAATCAGACTTAACGATTTCGTCTACAACGACTAATTCGTCTTCTACAACTTCTGTTTTTTCAATTTGAACATCTTCTGCAACTACTGCTGCTTCTTGTTCTGTTTTTGCCATATCATTTACCTCCTTATTATAATTATCAGAAACTTGTTCTGATTTCATTGAAACTCTTCTTAGAGTTTTCATTTTATGTCCTACAATTGTGTCAGTTGGTTTACCGTCACGGTAGAGCCTAATAGCAACTGCTGGATCTTCTGGAGTTCCTGTAATAGTAAAAGAACTATTTGGAACTTTTATTTTTCCATTGCGAACGACCCTAGTTACTTTTCCTCTTGCAGTACCACCGCTTGAGTTCCATGAAACCATGTCGCCAACTTTAACATTTGACGCTTTGTCCATATCTTCTTCGTCATCTTTCTTTTTTTTCTTAGGTTTAATTGTTGCAGGATTTTTAGTAGGAACATTTTCATTAGTCATAGTTCCATGATGTGCTTTAATTAAATTTTTAATTACTTCGTTTTTTTCTTGATCTGTTGTTTCAACAAAACCTATTAATATTTCTCCAGATCTTTGATCTTCTTCTTTAGATAGTCTAATTAAACTATTATCTTTAGACCAGTATACATTTTCAAGTGACATTTTTGTCATTATACCGTCAAAAGTATTTTGTCCATCTTCTGCTTTTTGAATAGAAACAATGTTGGCAAATTGATTTGCTGGATTGTCTACGAGCGATAATTCGTGTAGTTCGTAATCTTTAATAACCCTAATGGATTTATCCATTTGCGGGTCGTATTGATCTTCAGTATCTTTAATGCTGCCACCAATAGAAAAACCAGAAAGAGTGCCATCAAGAACTTTTTCCCAAGTGTCTTGAGCACCTTTAGAAATATATGCATCTACGTACACCCCATTGTAAAACTTATCTTCTTCTTTATCGTAAAACTTGTCAGATTTAAATGACATTACTCTGCCGACTGCGATAGGCATGTGCATTTCGCGAAGGTTTCCTCTGAATCTTTCAAAGGCTTTAATGCTAACATCTGTTGGGACAATATCTGACTGCTTGTCAATATTGTCAAGGGTTGCAAACCCTGAAACCATTCGTCTTTCTTTATCGACTTTTGCAATTGGCATCGATAACTTAATAGAGTTATCTTCAGAGTGCCAAAAGGCTTTATACAAATTAGTCATACTACTTCCATTATATAAGTGTTTATAAGAGATTTTTAAAACTTATAACTATTTATTATTCTACCGTTCTACCCTCGCCACCAGGACCTCGTCCTGTAGTGGTTGAAGGAGAATCGCTATTGTTATCAGTTCTCTGTTGATCCCTCATTCTATTGCCATTAGATTGAGATGTAATCTCTGCTCTTTGTTGAGCACCTAAGACAATAGGGTCTTGTCCACCCATTCTTGATGGGTATCCAAGTCTTTCACGAACCTCATTTGGAACAACTACCTGCATTCTTAGGTATCGTTCATCAATCTGACTTTGAGTGGTTTCATCAGTCAGGGTTAGTTCGTTAAGTTTAAAAGCAACCATATCGGTCTTTTCTTTTACAATTTTATTTATAACCTTTTCTAAGTTTCTTTGTGCTGGTCTTGCAACCTGCTCTTTAAAGGTCCTATCAGAAGATATTGCTGAGGCTATTGAAACTCCAGCCCCTCCTCCTACTTTAGAGAATGGTACTTGATGAGCCATCAAAATATCGTCACGATTTGATTTACGGTATTTTTCAAATGATCCTTCTTGTATGCCATTTTCAATAGGTTCCATTTTAAAGTCTACTTTATTGTCTGTAGAGTCTCCTGGAAGTGGTATGTATAAGGTTCTGTGGTTTTGACCACGAAGTCCTGATTGCAAGAATCTAAATAACTTATCTTCTGCATCAGATGATAGTTTTGCTCCTTTTAGAGTAACTATATATCTTGGCACTGCTTTGTTTTCAAAGTAGTCAATGTTATATCTACCCGCTAAATTATCTCCAACCATAGCAACAGATGAGGCTACTGTGTCTGGAACTCCGTAGTAAGAAGTTTTTGGTGAGTATTTTTTGATGTGAATTAATTCGTTTGGTCTAGGATCGTTAGTTACTGGGTTTGATTCTTTACCTTGAAAGTTTCTAAAATAAACTACTCTTTGATTTACTATCTGGATGTAGCCATCTCTTAATCTTCTTACACGCACTGTGGTTGATGGGATATGACCAACATATCCAATTTCTCCATTTACTTTTCTTCCAATTTCTATATATCCATTACCTGTTGATTCAGCGTCTACGTATACTTTTTCTAATATATGACTAAAGGTATCTTCGTCATTAAGTTCTTCTAGCCATTCAGTCATTTGAGACTTGAGTCTTTGAATTTTTCTTTGTGCCCTAATTAATTGTTCATCTGATTCGGCATCTTCTAGTCTTGCTAAAGTAGAGTCTGTGTTTACAAATGAATATCCTAGTCCAACAGTATTTGCAACTTTGGCATTAATAGCAGCGTGGTTAGCAAATGAATTTTCGTAAAAGAATGCTAGTTCATCTAAGTTATATGGTGGAACAACTACGTCATAAAGACCGTATGCTGTAACTATATCTTGTTCTTGAAATAATTGTTTTGATCCTGTATTTTCTTGACCAGTGAATGCTTTACTTATTGATCTAGTTGCTCTACGTTTAAAGTTTGAATCTAGTCCTGTATATGTTTTTGCTAACTCTGCATCGACCATAAAGTCATCGCTTTTTTCTGGTCTTTCCATTCTATCTAAATTATCTATTCTTGCAATAGATTCTAATTCTTCATTCTCCATTTGTCTTTATCCCCTTTGCTGCATCCATCCAGGCACCAATGTCGGTTTCGCTGGCAATATATCCTTCTTTCATTCTTCCAAGTTGTTCAGAGTATTCCATTTCAGAAACTCTTCTCACTCCTGGCATAAAAATTACCTTTCCTGCTGGAGCATTATAATATCTAGCGGCTTGTGCTACCTTGCTCATCTTATCTAAATCATATTGATTACCTGGAATATTCATAACGTTGCCACCCTTGTCTCCAAAAGCCTTTCCATTATGATCCATTTGCCACACATATAAGCCATACCTTTGTTGTTTATTGAGTACTTTTAACTTTGATTTACCGTTTTTATCAATATTGTTTGAATTCATATACCATATTGTATCATATTATACTGGTATTTGGCTATACTCTTTCCAAACAGTACCAGTAATTATTACTACTTTATCTGAACTTACATTTAATATTGAATCATCGTTCAAAACTACATTAGAAACTCCAAAAGTAGAATCATATATACTTTTTCCATCTACATTTACCCTTATTTCTTCTACCGCCCCTTCTATAGCAGACCAGTTTTCTGCATCAAACCAGGTTTGCCAGGTTGTTTCTGTTGTTAAGTCTACCCAATCGTTAAATATAAATTCTCTTCCAAGTACCTCATTGGACTTTCTGTAAAAGGCTATATTGTTAATCATTAACCCCTGATAAAGTTCAAACTGACCAACATAGTTGTTTAGTTCTTCTCCTTGGTCAAACACTATTAAGATAAAATTCCAAGAAAGTGGTGAGATATATATACTATCTACTATTCTTCCATTTTGATAAAATATTAAATCTTCTGAAGGATCAAGTCCATTTTGATCTACTATTGTCATCTTTGCTCTTGTTTTATTTGATTCTGGATTAAGGTATAAATCATAAGTTCTGTATTTAGTTTTTATTTGTCCAATGTGTTCTATTGAATTTATTAAACTATCTTTGTTATAGAATGCCCATAACTGTACCCCGCCCAAAGTATAAGAACTAGCCTGTTGTTGATTAATTGGTATAGTTATTCCGCGTGTTGCAGATGACTCGTAAGGTAGAACGCTTATACCAGAGTCTGCAGTTGTATGCATATAAGAGGTTGAGTCTTTGTATACAGTAAAAGGATTTTTATTTTTATATACATAAAATTTGTTATATCTACTAAATGGGTATAGTTTGTATCCATCTGGACTGCTAATTGAGTAGAACGCTGATTCGTCATATGCCAAAGAAGCCAAGGACATTTTTTTAATCTGTATTGGATTGTTTATAATTCCATTTGTTGAAAGTTCTATATGAACAGTTACATAGTAGTCATTAAAATCAACTAATTCTTTTGGAGGGAATATAACTGTTCTATCTGATACCTCGTACTTTGTATTATTAAAATCTTGAATATTTGACGAATCAAAATCAAGAACCCTATCTCCATTAATTCTTTGTGTATTAACATATTGTGAATATGGGATTGTTCCAGCATCTTGATAGTTTTGAAGAGTAATGTAGGATTTTATAAAGTAATTATCTTTTGAGTAATCTTTGAAGGCTGCATCTAGTTGATCGTCAGTTAATTCATCAGGAGATAAAGATGGGCTACCACCATCAAACTCAAGAGTTACGTCTTCTTCATCTCTGGTAGATAAACCATCGTCAAACCAAAATTTAAAATTAGAAGATCTTGATGATCCTCCGTCAACAAAGTATTGTTCTTTTTTTAATATTGGAGAGGATGGTATTTCTATATTAAATTGAATCATGTCTAAGTCATAATATGAGTTTTTATTTCTATCTTCTACATACCTTCCAAAATATGACAGAGGGATTGAATCTTCCCAATATCCCGAAGCACCTATGTCTAAAACAACGCTTTCAGATAGAATCTGTGGGTAGTAAGTATAGTTTCCAATATAATACTTTAGATAGTATGTATCGATAGTCTGGTTAAATATTCCGTTAGCACTTATATAGTCAGACAAATCTTTTTGAGTATGCATAGCATTATTGAATGTTATTCTATGTATCTTTCCACTATAGACAGAGTTTTGAGTACCCCCTAGTCTAAGAGATATATTTTGTGGATTTGAAAAAAAGTTTTGCAAGATGTCTGAGTTTTGTAAAGTAATTTGATTAAGATCAAAACCAGCAATAAAAGTAGATGATGCGGATATTGCTAAAGCACTACCAAGTGGTACTGAGTTAAATAAATATTGCAAACCAGAACTACTTACTGTTACTGTAAAAGTATCGTTATTAAAACTGTTTGTAAGTGTCATCAATGTTTGTGCACTTGCTGATAAAGATGTTGGTGCTTCAAATACACCAAAAATACTTCTCAATGGACTGTTTAAAATATTTAAATTTGAAAAGTATATACTTGAGTTTATATTGTTATAGTTTGAGTTTGGTCTAAGTTTTATAAATGGATAGTCTGAATCTTGAATAGCATAGTTATCGTTTAAAAATTGTCTTTCATCTACCCCAGTAAAGGCACCACTTCCAGATGCTCCAAATATAATCTGTGGCAATTCATAGTCTGGAAATGATAAGTACTTAGAGGTACTTTTTAAATTATTAAAAAATCCAGAGTTCCAATCATTCATGTCTGGATAGTTTAATGTTGATGTATAGTTAGCGTATGGAAAATCTAATTGAAAAGAATCTCCATTAAAGTTTGTTGTAATGTTATTTGCCGCTTCAACACCTTGAGCGTAAATAAATCTTCTTTTTGCTACTTGTTCTGGAACAACGTATGGATAAATTGCAAATGCATCAACTTCTATTGTGCTAACTTCTTCATCAGCAAAAAATCCAAGATAGTCTTTTGTTATTTCTGGAAAAGTTAATTGGTCTTGATCTATCGGCATTTGTATAACCAAGTCACCATTTATTAATAAAGAAGCACTTGTTATTTCATATATAAAATCAATAAGCATAGGTCTGTACCATTTACCTATAAAGTATGACTTTTTATTTAAACCTATTTTTATAATTATAAAATCATTTTCTATATATATACCGTCACCAGAAGTTAGTGGTCCAAATATTTTTACTGGTATCTTTGCGTTGCTATAAGCCCTTAACCAAAACTCTGCTGTTAAAGATCTATATTGTCCATACTTGTTTAAAAACCCCTGTCCTTCAAAAACTAAAGATGGTATGCTACTAAATATTGGGTAAGTTAAACTTGTTATGTTGTTTGATCCAAATGTTATTGGGAAGTCTAAACTAGTTGCAAGCATTCTATTGTTTTCAACTAAATAATATCCAGCATTAGAGTTTGCTATGCCATATGAATCTGCTGGAATTACTGTTATTGCTGATGATGATAAAGAGGTATAGTTTGATGCCGAAACAATACTTAATAATTCTGCGTCTTGAATAGTTGTTGGATTTTCACCAGTAGACTTATAATGAAAAATTTCAGACCATTGACCAACTGAAAGTCCACTAATTGCAACATCGTAATCGTTTCCAGAGTTGACTCCTGAGTTTATGTAATTAATTCTAAAAAATGGATATAGGTCAATATTGCCACTTGGCACATCTATTGTATGGCTAACTTTTACCCATTCTTGGTTTTCTGGACTACTTATAGTTTTATAGTAAAGGGTATTGTTATATTTAAACCCTATGTCATAACTTAAAACAAAACCTTTAAAGTCATATGTAAATAAGTTTATCGATATTGTTTTTTTGTCTGGATCAAGGTTATTTATTGTATTTATAGGTGAAGCAATTGCCGAAGCAGAAAGAAAGGAAGATGCTGAAACGTTTGTTACCAACACAGATGGATTTCCAGTAACTGGTGCTCCAAAAGCAGGAGAGGAAGATAGTGACTCTTGCATATTGTATAAAGACCAATTTGAAAGATCTTTTTCAGATACACTTAGTTTAGATAAGAAAGAAACTTCATCATCCAGTGACCAAAATGCTAATGGATGCTCAGCAAAGATCCTAGCAGCATAAAGATTTGCAATGGATTCAGACATAGATACCTCTAGTCTATTTTATCATGTTGCTACTTTGTAATGTCAACTATTTCGCATTCCCCTGCAACACATGAAAGTTCTTGTGTTCCAGTGGTTCCATCTTCTTTTTCATATAAAGACAGCATATCCCATTGAATATTTGAAGGAGATTTTTTTACCCATTCTTCATACTCATCTTTAGAAATTTCTTGATATGGGGCTTGCTTATAAGTATGTTCACTCGCTGGTAAGAAAGATACACCACCAATTGAATCAAAGTTATCAAAAACCCATGCACCTACTCTTAGCCATTCATCTTCGTGAACATTAATAGTAACGCTAGGGTTATGTTCTGTCCAATAAGTTCTATAAATCTTCCACATCTCTAGATGATCTACGGCTGTTAAATCTTTTGTTACTGTTGCATTCTTTGGAGCCTTTTGAGGAAAATAAAATACTGTTGTTTCATCAGGTTTCATTACATCTGGTTCGTTTGGAATTCCTGAATCTTTTAAAAATTGAGTCAATGGATCATTGTTAGATCCACGAACACTTCTTACGTAGTACTCTGAATACCATGGATGAATACCACTAGACACCCCGACCAATTGACTTACAGTGCCAGAAGGCTTAACGCAAGTAATAGATACAGATGGGTTAATGTTAAGTTTTTTTGCTTCTACATCATTAACCTTTACTGATTCTAATCTTAAGTCAGTCAATAACTGCTCTAATGCTTTTCCTGCAGTTGAAGTAATTTTATTTCCATAAATTCCTGTTAGAGAAACTCCAAGCAGTCTTTCTTCTTCACAATTATCTTTCCATACTTTTCTAATATATTTAAAATTAGTCAATGTAGATTGCCATGTTCCAAGTATTGTAGCAAGTCTTATTTTTTCCATTAACTCTTCTCTTGTATCTTCTGCTGAAATAACTACTTCAGTTAAATTGCAAAATTCATTTGAACGAAGAATAATTTCACCACATGGGTTTGTTCCAGAAACTAAAGATGAATCTCTTCTACCAAATGACTCAACATGCTTACGAACTGAATCAATATTATAAATTCCTCTTTCACCAGATTTTGATTCGTAAAGATTTCTCCATTCGCGTAAAAATTGTGCTGTGTTTGGTTTTGCATTATAGACAGCAGAGTTATTTGCTAATGATCTTTGTGGTTGAGTTTCCCACCAAGAACCACTTTTAGCCTTAGCCATTTCAAAGTCATCAAGATTTGAAAGTGAAATTAGAGCAGAACGGCGAACTCCTCCAACTACAACTACTTCTCCAACTTTACACATTAAGTCATGTGCCTCAATTGGTTTTAATCTACGTCCTGCTGCGTTCTTAAATGTATCTACTGTAAATGTAAACAATGCACCAAGTGGTCCAGGTCCAGAAGCACGACCACCAAAAGTTTTTAGTCTAGCACCTGATGGACGAACCTTAGACATATCCCATTGTGGAATTTGTCCTTGTGACAATAACGCAATTAATTCTTTAAGTGCTTTTGCCCAACCAAGTTTAGAATCTTCTACAACAATAGTTGTTCCTGTTTGATTAAATGATTCTGCAATTACTGGAAGTTCTTCAAGATACTTTGACTCTACTGAAAATCCTACGCCTGTTCCGTTCATCAAAACATACATCGCTTCATCAAATGCACGAAGACTATCTACAGCGATAAATGAGCAGTTGTATGCTGCAATGTGATCACGTTCTAGTGCTGGTCCAGCAGTCATTAAGGCTCTCATTGATGGCATGATTCTATGGTTTAAAATAGAGTCTTTAACTTCATCAAAAATTTTAGCGTTTGGACTATATCCATAATTTAAAATTAAATGGTCTTTCATAAAATTTATATATCTTTCAACCGTTTCGGTCCAGGTCTCTCTGCGATTCTTATCTTCAATCCATCTTGCATACCTTGAGATGTGGATAAAGTTTTTGTACGGATCTGAGATTGATCCTTTTTCGTTAATAAATGACAAAATAAAGCACTTCCTTTGATTTTTTTAGAGTAATGATATCATTGTACTAGAGTTTTTAAGGAAGGTCAAATTATGCTATCAATACAAGAGGTTAACTTTTACAACAGTTTGGCAAATCGTCAACTTGCTGGTAAAATTAACTGTCCATTCGGTAATGATGATATTGTTGTTACTAGAGTTAACTCTGAGGATCAGGTTTACTTTGAGTGTATCACTTGCAACTCAACGTTTCACCCTGGAATCAAGGTAATAAATATTATCAAAGAAACTATTGACAAATATAAAAATTAAGTATAAACTAGATGGGTGGATAGGGTGGGAATAGATTAAATATATAATATATAAAATAATTAATATAATAATATATTAAATACTATCTGTATATGTATATATGTACATATGTAAAACCCTTGTTTATATCATATTTAATAAATGCTTGATTTATTTAAATTCATAGGTTATACTAGAATAGTCGAAAAAAACTTCTTCAAGGAGGTAACTTATGAAGAAAGCATATTCAGCATTATTGGCTTTTATTTTTATTGGTACTTATATTAATTATGTAGATAGACAGACTCCCTTGTATACCGCCGAACCTTTGGTGGCTGTCTCAAAAGGACAAGCCACCTATAGTCCTTTA